CGAACCTGCGATTGCACTTCGCGCAACGCCTGCCCGTACAAGCGATCATCCCCGGACGCGGACCCGGCATATTCGCGCGCAAGGCGTCCAATCTCGCTATCGGCCTGCTTTGCCACCGATGGCGTAATCGTATTGGCCGGCGTGAACTTGTCGAACAGTTCGCGCTTGATGACGTTCTGGAAGTCGCCCGCCCTAGCCTGCGGAATCATCGTTGCCAGATTGTCCAGCGCGTCGTTCATGGCGTTGTCGTAAGGGCTCGGCTTCGACTTCGCCAATGCCGCCTCGTACTTGGACGACAGGTAATCGCCGATCTTGGCGACGCCTTCGCGGCCCACGGAAGCCTTCGCGGCGAGCGTTGCGCCTTCCTGCCCAAAGGGCTCCGTGGCACGAGCGTAGACGGCGCGGTTGAAGTCCTCGATGCCGCGCATCCGGCCCGACTGAATCAGGTTCCCGATAATCGGAACCGACGTTAGCTTGTCCTCGGCATCCTTCAGAGCGCCGCCGATCGCCTGCCCCGGCGTCATGTTCACGCCTTCGCGCGAGAGGATCGCCTGCTCTGCGGCGAGCCGTGGCGCAATGGCCTTTGCGACTACGGAGCCAGCGCCACCAAGCACGCCGCCCGCAGCCGCGCCCGTGGCCGCCTGCTTCCCCTTGGCGCTCCAGAATGCGTCGTTCCCCTGCTCATCCTTGGGAACGTCATAGACGGGCTCCAATAGGCCGCCAGCGGCCCCCGTGGCGGCTCCCGTCGCAGCGCTACGCAGCACGCCGCCGGCTGCTAGTTGTGGAGCAAACAGCAAGGGTGTGCTTTGCCCGATGCCGCGCACGAACGCGGCACCCGTTCGCGTATCCGGCTCTGCGACGCGGTTATAGGCGTTGAGTGTGGTCTTGTTCGCGCCTTCGGTGTCCTGTCGCATTGAGGCTAGGACACGCGCGATCGCGCTCTCCGGCGCAAGCTTGTTGGCCGCACCTTCGGCCCCGCGCGCCGCCATTTGCGCGACCGCATCCAGCGCCTGCTTGATACCCATGCCAGCGTCCAGCGCGTACCCAACGGGGATCCCGGCCGCTTCGGCTGCGGTGCGCCACGTCACACCGTCTTTGTCTTTGGCTTCCGCTTTGGTGGTGGTCTTTGGCGACTGAAAGTCGGTCCATGGGCCGTCGCCACCCTGTTGGAAGTCCTCCCACGGGCCAGGCATCAGTTAACCTTTTCCCACGACGATTGCGATGCCGGATCGCCGCCCTTGTACAGGTAGCCTTTGCGAACCTCGCCGAGTCTCGGCGGCGCAACGCCAGCCGAACCCTTTACGCCTTCGATGTTCTTGCTTCCCGGCCCCGCCTGAATCGCCATCGCTTGCATGGCAAGCTCGCGCATTTGCGCTTTCTGCGCCCGCACCTGCGCCGAGTCTCCCGGCTGCGGAAAGTATTTCTTGTCCTCGCTCTCGAACTCGCTTGCACTGATCGCCGCGCCCGATTCCTTGCGCAAGCTGGCGGTCATGAAATTGAGCTTGGCTTGATACGCCTGTTGCGCTTTCGGGTCCGCTAGATAGTTTCCGATCTTGTTAGCGGGCAGGTAGGTGTTGGGCAGCGTGCCAGGATCAAAGCCCGACGATTCAAGTCCAGAGAAGATTTCATCCGCCGCCTTCATTCGCATCCCGAACGCCGTGGCGTTGCCTTGCACTTCGGTCAGCGGCTTGCCCTGATTCGGTAGCGGGTTGCCGTTGGCGTCGGTAGCTGGATTGAACGCGCCGCTCCGTGGGTTGAACGCCAACGCGCCGTTATTCGGATCGATAACGTGTTGCAACAGAGGGTTGTTGTACTGATCGCGCTTTAGGCCAAGCTCGCCCGCATTGGTCGACGCATTGCTAGCTGCCGCGTTGGCTGTAATGCGACGCGAATTGGAGTCCTGCGGGATGTACTGCGCTTCCACGTTGTTCTTGTTCGCCGTCGAGTAGTCCTTAGCAACGGTGGCCGGCACTGTTTGCTGCTTCTCCCAAATCTCCGTCAGCGTCTTAGGGTCGGCAAACTGCGTGGCCCATTGCTTGAACTGCGCCGGATCGGCCGGCATCGTGCGCACCACGTTGTCCGGCAGGATCGCGCGGGCACTCTCGTAAGCGGCTGACATCGCGCCATCACTCACCGGCACTTGGCCCGAGGCGACTCCAGTAACCACGGACGCGAATTGCTTGAAGCCGTCCACCTTGGCGGCCATTGTGTTCTTGACGGCGGCGGAATTCCGTTCGTTCGCTTGTGCGCGATCGTTATCGATCTTCGCCGCGTCGCCCTCGTCCTGTCGCCGCAGTTGCAGAGCTGCCGCCGCGCCTAGCGTGTTGCCCTCGCTTGCCGCCTTCTTGATCGCTGCATCCCATCCCATGGACTGCGCGTCCCCGAACACGCGGGCCGCCGCTTGCTTGACCTCTTGCGCTTGGCGCAGCGCATCGAGCTTCATTTGCCCTTCCTGATTCTGTTGCGACAGGTTCGCGAGCGTTTGCCCGCGAATCGCCATCGCAGTAGGGTCAGGGAGTTGCAGCGCGGTAGGGTTACTAAGGAACGAGAAATCCATGGGCGCCCCTTACGGCTTCGTCGTCGTGGTCGTAGGCACCGTGCCGCTGCTCATGAGATACGGCATCAGCGCGTTAAAAATGTTAGTCAGGCTGTTTGCGCTGCCCGTATTGCCCGCCGCATTGGCGCCCGCGCCAGTCAGGTTATTACTGGATAGCAGGTTCGCCAATTGCGCGTAGAACGATGCACTCGAGTTGTTGCTGCCGGCACCCAAGCCCGCGAGATACTTAAGCGTGTCCGTGTTGCGCGTAGCATCGTTATTCGCTGCGTTGTAGTTGAAACCTAAATCGTAGCGGCGCAAATCTTCGTTAAAGTTGCGGTCATTGTTCGCCGCCGTATAGTCGAAGTTTCGCGCGTCAATGCGGTTGTTGTTGTTAAACGTGCTGTCCCACATGCGGTTAGCGTTGTTGTAATTGCGCTCGTCGGTATTGGCGCCGTACTCGAATGAGCGATCCGCATTGAACTGGCCCAACCCGAAATTGCGGTCACTGTTAAACTGGCCTTCGCTGAATTGCTTGTTGCCCATCCAGCGGTTGTATGCGTCGCCGTAAAATTGCGAGGCTGTCCCCGTCGCGCGGTCGCTCAATTCCTTGAGCGTGTTTCCGGACAGGAACGAGCCCTTAGCGGCTTGGCTGTTGTTGACCGCATCCGCCCCTTCCTTCAATGCGAACTCATAGCCCTTATCGTTGAAGAAATCCCAAGGCGTCGTCGCATCGTCGGGGCGCGTAGGAGCGGCATAGCTGCCATAGTCGGCGCGGTTATAAGTGGCCGCGCTCGCCATCGGCAATCCGCCCGTATCCCCCGTGTTCCCGTTGACGGTAGAGCCGCCGCCCGCTTCGGTAGACTTCGGCGTGATGGTGCCGTTAACGCCCGGCGTCGTGGCCCCGCCCTCGCTGCCGAGAGTGCCCACGTTCGAGCCGGCGCCGCCTCCGCTGCCCGCGTTGATGCCGGAGCCTGCGACACCGCTACCCGTCCCGGTTTGGCTGCCGCTCGCGCTGGTGCCGTTGAGCGCCGCCATCAACTCTTCCGGCGTCATCGGCTTGCCGGTGTTCGAGTTGAACGCCCCCGAGGGAACGCCTACGCCGGTCCCGCCGGTGAAGCCACCTTGCGCGTTGACGCCGGACCACGATTGCGACGGGTCCACCGCCGTCGCGGAGTAGGAGCCACCAGGAGCACCGGCAACCCAATTCCCATCGTTGTCCTGGTGCTTGAGCATGTTGCCGGCGGCATCCATGATCCCGGCGTCTTGGTACGCCTTCCAGAACATCTGATCGGGCTTCGCGCCCAACGATGAACTCGTCTTGCCGTAGTTGGTCGCGTTGAATTGCGAGCCGCCCGGACCGAACATGTTGACGAGCTTGTGCAGCAGTTGCTCATCGCCACCGAGGGACGCGAGCAACTCCGCGTTGTCCTGCGGGTTCGTGCTGTTGAGGAGCTCGACCTGTCGCGCAGTCAGTTGCATGGCGTTATCGCTTTGCGAGTTGGGCGAGCGTCATCGCCCCGTTGAACTTGCTACCCAGATTCGATTGCTGGCCTTGGCTCACGTACTTGGACGCCAAATCAATCGGCGTTTGCAGGCTCGTCAGTGCGTTTTGCCCAGCCGTTTGAAAGGGCGCGAAGTTGGCTTGCGCCTTGCCGAATAGATCGGTCGCAAGCTCGTTGCTCTTGTCCGCTGCGGCCTTGATGTCCGCGCCGCCTTGCTTCGCGGTATTGCCGGCGTTGACACCCGACGTAATGCCGCCCGCGAGCGCAAGCAACGCGAGAATGCTGCTTATGTCGAGCCCGCCACCATTGGTGTTGAAGAGGTCAGCAAGCGGGTTCTTGCTGCCGCCGCTGAACAAGCCCTTGACGAGCGAGCCCCAATCGAATCCGCCGCTGCTGCCAGAGCCCGGATTCCAGCCGCCGCCTTGGTCGATGTTGTCGCCGGGGTCGTATCCGCTGCCGGGGTTCCAGCCGCCGCCCGCGTCGATGTTGTCGCCCGGATCGACAGGAGCCGGATACCAATCAATGTCGTCGTCCCACGGCATAGCTACCTCTTCCGAGTGAGTTGCGCGAGCGTCATGCCCGCTTTGAGGATGCCGGGATCGACGCCGAACGCATTACCTGCGGCATTCATCCCCTGTCCGGTCAGCGCGGCAAGCAGCATTTGTGTCGGATCGCCGCCGTTCGATAGTTGCTTGGCGTAGCTCGGCACCTTCGCCAGTTGCGAAGTTAGCCACGACGGCAGGCTAGACGCGCCGGTCAACCCGCTGCCGGTAACGCCAGCGGTCAGCCCCGCCGCGCCACCAATCCCCGCGCCTGCCAGAGCGGCACCCGCCATCGGGGCCAACGCGCCCACCGCGATCGGCGCCAGCTTCACCCACAGCGGGTCGTTCGGCTTCTTGACGTTCGCGCTGTTGGTGACGCTGCCGTAATTCGAGTCGTCGTACACCGCATTCGGGTTCTTGAGCTCGCCGAAACCCGAGCCACGAAGGTCGTATCCCAGCGTGCCCGCCTCCGACTTCGGCGCCTTCGTCACGTCGTAGTCGAGGCGAAGCCCCATTGGCCCCGAGCCGCCCTCGCCGCCGTATTGCTCTGTCTCCGTCAGGCGCGCGTTCGGATCGAACGATTGCAGCGCCTTGAGGATCGCATCCTTGCCGCCGTACAGATCGACGAGCTCGGGCGATAGGACGTTGTTCCCGGACGTGACGGCGGCTAGGAGCGTGGCGAGCGGCGCGGGCACGGGCTACGGCTGGTAGAGGCTGGCCGCGTTCGCGTTCGGATCGCCGGCAGTAAAGGCGTTGTACTTCTGCGTCGCCGGATTCGCCTGTTGGTAAATCTGCGCCATCGTCGGCTCGGGGCCGGAGCCACCCCACGCCCAGCCGTAGGGCGATCCGGGGCTGGGCACGTAGCCAAGCCCGCTCAAGATGCCTTCCATCTCGGACACGCTCTTGCCCGCGCCGAGGCCGTTGGAAATCATCGTGAACAGCGGCGCCCCCTTCTGCGACAGGACGCCCGTGTTACCGGTGTCCGGGCCGGCATAGCCGCCGGACAGATTCTTGACGTAATTGCCGTACTTGCTCTGCCACTCGGCAGCCGCGCCGGTTGGCCCCGGCGTCATGAAGCCGGCGCTGGCGATGGCCTTCTGCGCGTTCGTCTGCGCGTTGGCGATCGTCGGGGCCATCGCAGCCTGCCCCACTTGCTGCGTCTGCTGGCCGTACGTCGGATTGTAGGATTGCGGGCCGACGCGGTTGTGATTGCCGCCCATATTGAAGCCCCCGTAGCGGTTGCTAGAGAAGGGGGAACCCATCGGCATCGGCTCAAGGCCGCCGGTATTACTAGCGTTGGTCGCTGCGTTGTTGGCGTAGTTGACGCCATAGGTGCCGTTCGTGTTGGTGCCGTTGGTGGGGCTCCAAGGGGCCGTCGTGCCGGAATTGGGGTACATGTTGGTCCCGGTGTTGTTGCCGTAGTACCCGCCCTGACGAGCGAGTTGTGCGAGGGTGGGCATCGTTGCTCCTGTGGTTGGGACTACTCGGGAATTTCCGCCGTGATCCTGTAGGCGTTGATCGTGGCGATGGCCGCCGTCGTGGCATTGGCGACGTACCATCCGCACGTCATAAACGCCGTGTTGGTCGGCAGGTTGGTTGACAGCGTGCCGGTTGCCGTCGCCGCGCTATCCAGCCGGGTCACCGTGTAAGTGATGGTCGAGGCGTTCGCCGCACACTCAAACACGGCGCGATACACAACGTTGTTGGTCTTTGGGAACGATGCGCCAAGGTCGATCTTGGTACACGTACCCGCGCTGTCGTTGTGCATGATCTGCATATTCGTATCGGCCGAATCGCAGCCGAGGAACACGCAATTGGTGAGCGTTGACGGGTCCGCTGCCGTCATGATCACGCCAGTGAAATTCAATCCGCAGAACACCCGCATGGTGGCCTGAGTCGCCGCCACGCCCATCATCATTTCGACGCGGAATCCGCCCACCCCTGCCGCGTTGCCCAGCCAGAAGGCGGGCGTCTGCGCATCCGCGCTCCCTTGTGTTCCCGCCACCGCTGTCGTGCTCACCGGATAGCGGTAGAAACTCGTCAGGTAGCTCGTGCTAGTCGGCGGGGTTGCGCTCCCGGCGAAGATGGCCGCCGGGCGGAACCCAACGACCGTCGGCGTTGCGCTCGATGGCGATGGCAGCCACCACATCACATGTTTGTTACGGAACGTATCCCCGCCTGGGCTTGGGTCCGGCACCGCCGCGAACGCCGCGCGCACCGCGTTCATCCAACGAATCAGCGGCGGCGTGCCATTGCCTTGTGTGTCTACCAGTGCGGAGTTAGGAACCGGCTGGAGACTGATCGCCACCTACTTGCTAGCGTCCATGCTCGCGCCGATGAATACCGCCTTCACCGCGTCGAATATCTTGAACCGGAACACGAAGTCACGCGCCCGCCCGAGCCGCCACCACTCGACGCGCGTGCTGTATCCCCCCTGCTTACCCAACGTCGTCCAAAGCTCATTGCCGAACGTGTGCCCGCCATCCCGGCTCACCTGTAGCGCAATTTGCGGATCGCTGCCCTGACCGCTATTCAAGCCCACCCCCTGCTCAACGTCGAGCGTTACGCGGTTGACGGTGATCCGCTCCAAGTCCTGCGCAATATGGCGGGTGTCCACTTGGCGCAGCATGGCACCTGTGTCGTCCTGATACGCCGTGTCCGACAGGCCATAGATGCGCGAGTCTCGATAGTCCGTGACGCTGGCCCGCCCGTAGGCATAGAACGCATACTCCCCCGCGAACCGGCCGCCGTCCGTCTGCCACTCATCCCATTCGCCCGTCGTGGCGTTGTACGCCCACGTCTTGCTTGGCAGGTTGAGCACGTAGAACGTATGCCCTTGCTTGCGGATGACGAGGGCCTTGATGAGCCCGCCGGCAACGTTGCGGGCGAGCATGAACAACGAAGAGTCAACTTGCTGCACTGTCTGATACGACAAACAGCCCCACGGCGCTACCGAACCGGAGACGCGAGCAAATACACTGCTGTCGCCAGTGGGTGCCCAAAACTCGATGGTGCGGGTACCGAGTAACAGAAGCTCGCCGCGCCACGCGTAGACGCCTACTAATGCGTCCGGGTCGGATTCGGCCGTCGCGTAGTCAACTGCTGCCCATGTTAGGCCGTCCAATACCGCCGACCAATTGAAGCGCCCCGGAGCGTTTGGGTTGTCCACAACGAAGCGTGAGGCAATAGCGCAAATCGTGCGCGCGCCGTATGGGAAATTCGCAATCCCCAGCGTTTGCATGTCGGATTGAGAGTACGCCCCAATGGAGTATTGAGCGATGTACGCCGACACCCCATCAACCGATACAACCTGTGATCCATTGTCCGCAAAGACAAGCGGACCATCCGTTGTACGGTAGGTATTGGGTCCGGGGCCAGAGGACAAGAATCGGTTGTTGTTGTTGACGGAAACGAGCCCATACCCGCCTTGCCCTGCAAAGACAAGGTCCATCGTGAACTGCGACGGCGTTCCAACATTGGCAACAAGCGTCGCAGCGATCGCGCCGCGCAGCGGGCCACCGCCGAAGCCGGTTCCGGGGTTGGTGAACTGCCGTGGCGACAGCCCCGGCCGCGAATACAGCACGAACTGCCCCTTATCCGCGTCCATCCCCTGAAACGAGTCAGCGTAGAGATTCACTCGCCGCTGCGCACTGACGTTACTCGACCGCCCCTTGACGCCCGCGCCCCAAAGGGTGATCGACGGCATCTAGGCCTCCGACACCAGCCGAATCTCGACCGGCCCATCGGACGTGATCTTGCCGCCCAAGTCACCCTCGCGCGCCATGACGAACCGGCGACCGTTCCACGTCACCGGCTCACCGCCCGTGCGATAGCGCCCGAACAACACACGATCGCCCACCTTGAGCTTCGTCGGCACGAAGATGGCCGCCTGATACGTTTCCGCCGCGTTCATCGCCGCCACGTACAGCCGCCCCGGCCCCACCGCAACCACGGTCCCCTGCGGCATCTTCGCGTGCTCCGTGTTGGCAATGATGATGCCGCCCGTAGACTTCTCTTCCACGACCTGCTCGATCCACACGCAATCCTCGAACGGCTCGACAGGGAATCCCTGGACCGCATCGCCCTTCGGCCATTCCCACTCCACCGCCGCAATCGTCGCCTGCATCCTCTATCCTCTCGTTATCACCACGGTTTGTAGATGTTCGCCAGTGCGTAGCTGGTGTCGCTGCCCAAGCCCGTGTCCATTTCCAAGGGTTGCAGGTTCATAGCCTGCAACGTCGCTTTGGCCTCCTTCGCCGACTGCACCATCGCAGCATTGGGCGTCAGCCCGAACGATGGGCAAATGTCCACCGCCAGACAGTCCACCAATGCCTTCTCGTACCCCGGCGGGAACGTCAGGCTCGTCGCCATCGTCACCGTCGCGCTTTGCAACACGCGCTGGCAAATGAGGTTCAACGTCATGGGCGCGAACGGGATCGGCCACAACGTCAGTTGCATTTGTGGAAAACTGTCATTGATCCAACAGTATTGCGGGATAGCGTTGATGTTCTTGATCGCAATCGCCGCGTACCGATTGTCCGCAATCTGCTCTACCGGATAGTCCACCCCGGCATAGCTCACCCACATGGTCTGAATCTTCACCGGACGACCGCTGGCAAGCAACGACGTGGAATACGCGGCCACGCTCGCCGACAACGGCAACGTTTCCGCGTTGGCCTGATAAATCATCAGGTTGTCCGTGGACCACGAATCCAACAGCCGTTGCAACCGCCGCAGCACGAGCTGTGCGTCGTCGTTGGACGGCGCGGCGCCCTGATCCTGCCCCAAGACACCGGCCTGATACATGGCATCCTGTACCAGTTGGGCGCCGGTGATTGCCATCAGGCAGCCTTACGCGGACGGCCGGGCTTGCGCACGACCTGCACGGTTTCCGTGACGAGCTCCGGCTCCGTCGCTTCCTTCGCGCGGCGCATGGCCAGCGTCTGTTCCAGCGTCGGGCACGTCACAATCCCAAGCTCGGCCGGATTGCGCACGAAGCCATCCGCCAGCCGTGCATCGCGTTCGGCCTCCGCGTTGACCACGACCGCACGGACGCGGCCCTCCACGCGACCGTAGAGCATCAGCGGGAACTCCTGATACACGTACGGCGGCGGCTTGCGCTCGATCTTGCCGGTGCGGGGATCTTTCTTGCCGAAGAACACCTGTTCCGGCGCCTCCCAATCGGCTTCCAGATTGTCACGCGCAGGCGTGATCCCGCTGTAGTCAATCTCGTTACCAAGGGGCGTGCTTTCGTTGCTCATGCCGCCCCCTTGACGATGGCCGCCTTGCGCTGCGCGTCGATTTGCTCGATCGACGGCGCGGTGACAATGCCCACGTCGGCCGGGTTCGGAGCCCATTTGCCGTCATCGAACTCGGCAAACGCTTCCGCGCTGGAGAACACTTCCGCCGTCCCGTCCGCGCGATACATGTAGCGCGGAAAGGTGAGCGCGGGCGCGACTTCCGGAGTCGCCGTAGCGGCCTCCGGCGCTGCTTTCGTCTTGGCCATTGTTGATCCTTTCAAAAAGCCCCGGCAGCGAATGCCACCGGGGCGACGGTCGGACGCGGGAGGATTACGCGCCGACGAATTGACACGCCTGCTCGGGATACGGCGTCGCCCACCCGTACAGCGCGTCCACGCGGCCACCGACCGTATCCGTGGAAATCGCCGCTTGGCGGAACACGCGCACCGAGAAGCCGTCATACGACTTCACCGCGCCCCACCCGCCGAACGCCGCCAAATCTTCCAGCGGCACCACGGCCAGCGCGAAGGCATCCTCGTCCCACGCCATCGAACGCGAATACGCCGTCGAAGCCGTACCCGAGGGCGTCACCGCGCCGCCGTTGGTCGGAGACGCGGACACGTTCTGGAACGGGCCGCCGGTGATGATCGCCGGGGACACCGGGATCGTCGCGTTACCCGAGGCATCCGACGAGACGTTGGCCGTCACAACGAACTGCATCAGGTTGCCGGTGCTTTGCAGGGTCACAGGATTGACCGCGAAGCAACCCGCAAACGTCACCACGTCACCGGCATTCAGGCGGGGTGCAGCCGCCGCCGTCCAGCCGTTGGTAATGACGTTCGTCGTGTTCGACCAACCGGCCGAGATGCCCTGCGACGCGCCGTTGATGACCGGCGAACCACCGAGCGGCCCCACGGTATGACGGGCCACGTTTTGCGACATAGCCATCATGAAGCCAAGCGTGGCGCGGTTGTCCGCAAACACGCCGTCCGTGTACTGGTCGCCAACTTGCTTCTGGTTGTTGAAGAAGCCGGACAGCGCGTTGACCAGCGACGCGTTGCTCGATTGGTCGATCGCCAGATACCGCTTGTCACGCGGCACCGAGAAATCGTCCATGCGCTGGCCGAGCGCCGTCAGGAACGACACGTTGTTCGGCGCCGTGCCCGGCGTGCCGGACAGATTGCCAATCGTGTTCTTGGCGTTGACGTAGCCGTCGATATCGACTTGCTGCGCGAGCTTGATGCCGGTCGGCTTGATGATGCGGTCGCTGTACTCTTCGTCCTTCAGCGTCAGATCGGCCGACGTGAACGACACGTCCGCGTGCTTCTGCGTGTTGACGACCAGCGGGATCGACGTTTCGGTGTAGTCCGTTGCCGAGAAAGCCGCGCCCGTGTTGAGCAGCGTCTTGTACGGCCGCCGGATGTTGTACGTGTCGCCGATCTTGCCCGGACCCTTCGCAAACTTCTTGGAAAAGTCGCGGTTGACGTTCTTGCCAAGAACGATGTTGTTGACGAGCACGCGCAGCGTCTCGTTGGTGTACGCCACCTGGTTCTGAAAACTGTTTGCCATGGTTTACCGCCTTCCGAATTTCTTGTTGGCGGCGGCCATGTAGGCTTCGGTGTCGTCGGGCAATGAGGTTGAGCCCGAGGGTTTGCTGCCCACGGTCCTACCAGCCGGCGCCGCATTGGAGAGTCGGGAAGTGTTCGAGCGAACGAACTGCGAGAGCTGGCCGAGGTAGACCATCTGCGCTTGCGGCGGCATCCGTTGCAGCGTTTCCGCTATCTCTGGATGCTTGCCGATCGTATACAGAATCGCGGGACCGTCCGCCATTTGCTTGATGGCGTCCGATGCGGCCGGCGGGACAACTACGTCCTCCCGATCGCACACCTCCGCAAAATCGGGCATGGCACGAGCAGCATGCGATACGCGCGAGTAGTGGTCAGCGTCGATCGCCTGCCGCTGTTGCTCGGCCGACTGTTGCTGCCATTGCTGCGCTGCCGCCTGTATCCGCTTCGTGAGGATTTCATCAGCGCGACGCTCGGCGGACCAAACGGCCTTGGCCTCGATCCAATCGTCGTAACTGGCGAAGTCATCGCGCTTCGGCGCTTGCGCCGCTTCCGGCGCCCGCGGTGCGGGCTGCTGTTGCCCCCGCTGCAAGGCTTGGATGGCCATTTCGGCCAGCCGCCGGTAGTTGTCCCGATCCTCTGATACACGGCGCGCAGCGTTTTCCGCGTTTTGGCGCTTGCGCTCATTGAGCGTGCGCGCGGCCTCGGAAGCCCGCTGTTCGTCCGTCTGTTCACTTCCCTGCTGGGGTTCCGAGGCCGGTGCTTCGGGGGCAGGATTGGCCTGCTCAATCTCGGCGGTTGTTACCTCCGCAGAAGGGGCTGCTGCGGGTGCCAGGGTTTCGTCCATTGCGGCGCTCCAAGACAAAAGGAGCGACCCTCGCTAGAAGGCCGCTCCCCTTGGCTCTCTCTTTTCGCGGAGAGGTATCGCGTTTACTGCAAAGACGTTGCCGCGTTACTCAAGCTGAATCAGCAGCGAGCGCAGCTCCATCGTGTCCGTGCCCGTCGCCTTGGTGGCGGCGATGACGATTTCCGTTTCGTTGTTGATGTAGTCGCGCGTGAGCGACGTAAGCGCCGTCGTGGACAGGCCCCAACCGCCAGTCGCGCCGGCACCGCCGCCGAACAACGTCTGGCCGGTGCCATCGCCCCACATCGTCGCTTTGAAGTTGTAAACCGCGTTCGACGCCAGCGACGGCGACGTGAAGAACGACGTGCCCGCAATGCCGTTCATCAAGCACGTCAGCGTTTTCACCGTCGCGCTGTTGGTGATGTTGATGGTCCCCATCACCAAGAGCTTGAAGTTGAGCGGCAGGAACAGCGGCGGAATCTTGAGCGAAAAGAGCTTGTTGATCGCCGTCGCGCTCGGCGACGCCAAGATCGCGTTGCAGGACACCAACTGATCCATGGCCGGCGTGTTGCTTGCGCCCATGTCCGTAGCCACCACTACGGCCTGTTGCGTGGCCGCTGCGACGTAGTAGTAGGCATTGGTGGCCGGGCGGTACGAATCGCCGGCGAGCGACGTGCCCGCGCTCCACAATTGCCACGGGCCGACCGGCGACGGACCGAAGTACAGTTGCACCGTGCCGCCCAGCACTTGGGGGCCAGCGTAGACATTGGTTTGCGGCGTGGCGAAGTTGATCGGGCCGGTCGTGCCGGCGGGGACGTACTGGATGGTAGTCGGCATTGCCTATCCTTTCGATGGACGAATGCCGACGCCGACAACGGTTGCCGGTTGGCGGGCATTCATGGGTTCACCTACGGAAACCACACGCGCGGCCGGTGACCACCGCGCGGGGCTACTGCTAAATCTGTCCGGGCGCCTCGTCGCCGTCCGGCTCGTGCGTGCCTTCGATGGCCTCGCTCGCAATCGCCATTTCGGGGCCAATCGTCGCCGGCTGCGGCATAAAGAACGGCGCCAACACCTTCATCAGATCAACTAGCACCTTGTCGCGCTCCAACGCGCGCTTCTCCTGATCGTCCAGCCGCCTGGTGATGGCTTCCTGCATCCGAACGGCAGCCTCTTGCTCGCGGTCGCCGACGCTCGCCTGCGCAACCTGGGCGCGAGCGTTGCTCGCCGCAATCGACGCGCTCTTATCCGACTTCAACTGCTGATTCTCTTGTGTTGCCTCCATCAACTGCTGCTGTAGCTGCTGCACTTGTTGTTGCGCTTGCTCGGCCTGTTGCTGCATCTGCGCCAACATCGCCGCGAACTTCGGGTCTTTCTTCGCTTCCTTGGCTGCGATGACTTGCTGCACCGGCGGCGGCAGCAATGCACGGATGCGCTCGGCAATCTGGTCGGCTTCTGGAATGTCTTGAACGCTGACGATGATGTCGCCGGCCGCCTGTAGCACCATCGGATCGGCCTGCACCAGTTGCATCAGGAGCTCTGCCATTTCCTGCCGTTTAGTCTCGTAGCCAGGACCGGCCGCCATCGTCACCGCATACTTGCCCTTGCGCACGTCATTCTTCGTGATCGCGGTAATGGCACCCGTCATCGGATCGGGCTGGCCCGGCACTTCCTCATTGATCGTCGTCTCGGACCGCACGTCGTCTTCGCCGATGATGTGCACGATCCGCTGCGCATCGTAGTAGTAGGGGATGCACTCCACGATGATGCGTCCGGTCAGGGCAATCGCACGGGCCAAGTTGTCCGCGTAGTGATACGTGGACGTGTCACCCTGCTTCTCGCGGGCAAGAATGGCCCGGCCACTGACCTCCTGCCCACGGATGCCAAGCGTGTTTTCATACATTCCGATCGTGGACCGCATCAGCCCCTGCATCTGCTGCGTCCAATTCAACCATCCGGCATCAGGCGATGCCGGAGGTTGCCGCTGCGGCGCGGACAACGCCGTGCCATCGACGTCGATCGGGTGATACGGCAACACCGACCAGTTGCGGTTGTTCGCCTCGTTCCAGATCGTTTCCAGGCCTTTGATCTGGCCCACCGCGGCCACCCACGGCGCGCGCGGCGTCAGGGCCAAGTGAATGGCCTGATTCGTCATCCCATAGTTGAACATCGCTTGGGACGACTTGCCTTGCGTGATGACGCCCTGATAGATGCGGTTGCCGTCTACTACGACCTCATCGCCCATCGCGCACACGATGGGGATGATCGTCCCCGGCCACGGGTGCGTCTCTAGGATTTGCTCGCCGCCGGCAATCGTGTACCACGCGACCGAATACACGTCCGACTTGCGCCGCTTGACGATCATTGAATCCGGGATCGTCCCGCCCGCTTGGGCGTATACCCGCTCTAGATCGTCGCGGAAGCCGATCGGGCCGCCCGCAAGCGCGATAAGCTCGCGTTGCTTCAACACCCGTTCGTAGTAGTCGGCCACCAGCACCGACTTATCATCGGGGTACCACCGAGAATCCTTGGCGTCGAAGTCCAAGGGCTCCGCATCCGGCCAGCGTTCCTTGAACTCGTCGCGGGGCACCTTCTCAAGCACGTAGCCCCAATTGCGATCCCCGCCATCAGGATCGCGAAAGTCCGGGTCCAACCGGACCATATTGGGGTCATTACACCTCTCAAGCCTGAGTGCCTGATCGAAGCTCTCGGGAGACTCGTATTCTGCCTTGACGCGCCAATAGCCTCGGCCGCCCACAACCGCGCCTTGGTAGCCGCAGTCGTAGATCGCCTCCGCTTGGCTGTCGTACTCGATGCCGCGAATCATCCCCTGGATGATGTCCGCGACTTCCTTGGAAGCATCTCCACTGGCCGCGTGCACACGAATGCCGGGCCGGTTCTGGCGCTGGTCGTTGACGACCTGGTTAACGAACTGCTTAAGCTGCGGGAACTCAAGGCACGGATCGCCCCAGCTCTCGCGCTTTTGCTTGATCGCCGCGTCCCATTGCTTGCCGGGGACGTAAACGAATTCCGTATCCGTCTGCGCTTGCTTGAGGTTGTCTCCGTCGCGCTCGTCAACGTACGCCAGCCGCTCGCGGGCGCGCTTCAATACCGCATCGCGTTCCTCGCCGCTGATCGTCGGCTCTTGATCAACTACGGCGTCATCAGCCAAACATGGCCCCCGAGGGACGGAAGCGAGAGGCTACATCACCATCCTCGCGCGGCTCGACCATGCCGGGGAACAGCTCCGTCATCGCCCACACGAACGCATCCGCGCGGTTGGGGGACCGATCCCCGACGTAACCATTGGTCGTAAAACCGCTCAATTCATCCTCCAATTCGCTGAAATAGCCCGCTAGGCGGACCTCCCCCTTTTCCACGAGCGCGCTGATCGGCTCGGCGCGGACGTGCTTTCCCCGACTGGCCGTCACGATCTTGACCGTCGCCCGTGGTAGCGCCGTTTTGATGACGTGCTTCACCATCGCGCCGCCGAAGTTGCCTTCGGCCACCACAATGTCAGCGTCATGGCGGCGGAAGGCTTGGGCGACGGCATCGCCCCATTTGGCGGGGCCGCCCTTCATGCTCACGTCTTCGAGCAAATAGCCTTTGCCGTCAATGCCGAGGCCCGCGACCGCAACCCCTATCTCGTCGTTGTCCGCGTTGTCTATGTCGTCGCTACCGCTCGGGTCTACGCCGACGACGATCCGCACCATATCCGGCAGGTCGGACGTATCGGTGAGCCGCCAACGCTCGATGTTCTCGTCCGGGAACAGCGCGGAGGGGTTAGCATCGCGAAAGCGGCCGTCCAGAAACCGTAACCGCATCCGCGCGGACATGGCCTGCAAAGTGGCGATGTACTCGGCGGACAGGTTGTCCGTGTTGTCCGCTGGGTTCATCGCCAGCGACGCATAGTCGTCGGGATTGCGCAACGGCTTCTTGGTGTCGGGCTCTACCTTTTGCTCGAACAGTCGGTACGTCCAGTGCGACTTGTCCGGTGGATTCTCATCGTACAAAGCCTTGAGCGCCAACGGCTGCGGCGCGCGGCCCTGCACCTCAACCATCACCTTTTGCGCCAGCCGCGTAAGGGCCGTCTCGCGTGATGCAAATGGTATTTGGCTGCACTCATTGAAAAAGATCGTCGAAAATTCCATCCCCAGGATTTTCTCGACGCGATCCTTTTCGTCCAGCCCTCCAAACCACACTTGCGAGCCGTTCGGGAATTGGGCGTACCAATCCTCGCGGTTGATCTTCGCCGACACCCCGGGGAATACCAGCCCCATCATCTTGGGCCACGTGTCTAGGCAGACCGCAGCTTTAATCGCGTTGAAGCGGTAGCGAAAGGCCGCGTGTCGGGAGTTTGGTGCCTTGAGCGCGCGCGCCGCTAGGACAGCGCACGCGGTAAACGTCTTGCCCGACCGCGAGCCTCCATACAACATGACATTCTTCGCGGGTTCGGCGATGAGGGCTAGCGCCTCTTGTTGCTTCGGGGTAAAGCTAAACGTCGGCAAGAGGGGCCGGAATCATCACGGTAACGGCTGCGCGAGCATCAATGTCCAGCTTGTCGCCGTACACCTTAGGCCGCATCTTGCCGGCCATCCACTTGCGCGCGTCAATCCGTACCCGTTTGTCATTCGGGTCGCCGTCACCATCCGCGATACCAACTATGTCATCCGCATAACTGTCGGCTTGCGTCTCCCGCGCGCGGGCGTATTGGTCGCGGAAGCATTCGATTGATGCTAGCCACCGGAACACGGTTGCTTTGTTGGGCATCGTTGACTCGGCGCATATGCTGCGCAGAGATTCGCCGTCCGCGATGCGTTCGCAGAGGGCGTTACCTGTCGCTTCTGTGAACGATGATGGGCGACCGTTAGCAGCCTTTGCCGCGCCCTTTGCCACCGCCGCCCCTCTTCTTGCCTTTGGCCATGATCCACTCCGCGAGTTGGTCGATCGACACCCACCGACACGGCGCGTCAATTGCATCGCGCCAAAGCAAAAGCCCCGCCACTTTCGCAGTCGGGGCCTTGTTCCGCCGACGCGCCGCCCTCCCATCGGGCAGCACGCGGCAGGTGCCGGAGTCAGATTGTGCGCTTCGCGGCCATAGTCAAGAGTTATTTCCTGCATCGCCTAGCGCGGCATGCACTCGTTGCCGCGCCCGCTCCCGCCGTAGCGCCCTGGGTGTCGTGAGCGCCTCCGACAGAAGCGCATAGGCCATTTCGAGCGTTGGCCCCCAACCGCTGACCTTGCCGCGCATCTCGCCCGCCGCGCGGGCTGCCAGCCGTAGGCACATCGGTTCCGACAGCCGGTTGACGTGCCAGCCCCGCAGGATGACGTGCGGGTACATTTCCAGCATGCACACAGCGCTTTCCACGTCGTCCGCGTCCACTACGTCCAGAAGCTCGAATGACGCGGTTACGGG